TGCCTGCCCGCCAACGAGCACATTCAGCGGGACGATCAGCTGGTCGCACGCCGGGTCGTCGATCCGCGGGCGATTCTGCAGGGCGCGGGCTTCGTTGCGGGTCAGCCACGGACCGCCGGTCGCTGCCTGCATCACCCTGGCCTGCTCCTCGAAGCTGCCCTTCAGCTTCTCGAACAGGTTGAACTCGACGTACGCGTTCGCTTCGATCAGCTCCGGCCAGTCGGGGATGAGCTGCAGCTCGATGTCCTCTTCGATCCCAACCGTCCACGGCGGCAGCGTGTCCCGGTACTTCTGCTTCTCAAGTTCGGTCACATTCGAGAATGTGGCACGGTCCAGCAGCCCGACGGCGGGCTGCGGCACGTAGTACTGCGCGGCGACAACCTCCCGGGTCAGCTTCTTCGCCTCCAGCCACTGCGCGTCACGGGCACTGAACGTCGCCGGTTTGAACGTCATCCCGTCTTCCAGAACAGGGGTGCCGCCGGCGCTCGGCCCATCGCTGGAGTACGCAGCCTGCCAGCTCTCAAGGAACCGCTTCTGCGCCTTGTCGGACCATTCCGGCGCGTCCGCCGGACGTTCGATCACCCCGCTGATCCTGGCGCCGCGCTGCCACATCTGCTCGCGCGCCTCATCAGAGGCCATGTCCTCGATCAGGATCTGCCGCAGACTCTCGATCGGTGACAGGCCAGTGCGGCTGTCACCGGCGTTGAACCCGCGGAAGTGCACGACCTCCTCCGGCTCCAGGTCCTTCTGCCCGTCCGGCGTTGAGATCCGATATTTGACCGGGGACTGCCAGTCGTCCCCGAGCGGAGTCATCATCGGCGGCGGGATCGGCACCAGCCGCACCCCCTCCCTCGTGGGGACCTTCAGTAGGAACGCGTTGTCGTAGATGCACCGGTCCGACACGATCGTCTCGAAGAACAGGGTCTTCGACATCTTCTGCCGCGGGTCCCAGCCAAGCGGGTGGCGAAGCACCCGGGCGAGCTCATGCCCGTCAATCCGCTCCCGGTCGGTCGTGGAGAGCCGCTTGTAAAGCGTGATGTTCAACTGCCCGATCGACCGGGCCAGGAACCCCACGACCTTCCTAACCTCCGGCTGGGTTCTCCAGATAGCGCCGTAGTCGGCCATCAGCCCAGCCCACGACGTCGGCGACCACGACCACCCAGCAGCGGTGGTGTTGCGACCGTCGAGCGCGGCAAGCGCCCCGCCGGACTGGATCACCGTCACGGCACCGCCGCCTCAACAACCTGGATGAACTCGACCCGGCCACGGGGGACCACAACCTCCCCGTCAACCGGGATCGCGTCCGAACCGGGTTGCAGGGTGCGGGCGTGACGAAGCGTCAACAGCGGCCCGCGGGATGCCCACAACACCCCCTCGAACGTGCGGCCGGTATCAAGGTTCACGATCACCTGCCGGCGCGTCAACGACCGCCAGCCGCGCATCAGAACTCCGCCGCGACCGAGCACCGGTCGCCCTGGTGAAACGGGACAGTATCGGCAGCGAGGAACCGCGCGCCCTCGGACACGATCTCCAGACACCAGTCGCACGGGTCCGGGCCGGGCTCCTTCCGCCAGCGCGGCTGGCGCTCCGCGACACGCGCGCCCTCGTCAAGACCGACCCGCTCCGCGTTCATCAGATCGGCGGTCGAACGGATCGCGGTCGCGGCCGCCGCGTTCTCCCGCGCCTCAAGCTCGTCGGCGCCGTTGTCGATCAGCCACCACATCCGGCCGAACCCGAAGCTCGCGCCCGGCTGATCCGCGGTCAGCAGCTCACCGTCAAGCGCGGTGTCAAGGTCGGGGGTTTCGGTGAACGCGACCAGGTCGGCCAAATATCCGACCGCCAGGCCGGCTGCCTGCCACTGTCCGCCGGCCACGATCCTCGCGACCTCCCCGGCAAACCAGGCGCGGACGATCTCGGAGCGGATCAGCGGGACGGTCGCGACCAGCAGCCGCAACGCGGCGCCGGTCTGATCTCTGAGCGCGAGTTGCGCGAGGCGGTGCAGGTCGTCAGCTTCGCTCATCGTCCAGGGCGCATGCCACAATGGGGGCGAGCTTGCGCCCCGGAGCCCTAGACAGCCCGGAGTATAAGCCGTTCAGGCGGTCACCAGGCCGCGCTCCTCGTAAACAGACCGGATCGGCGGCCCTGCTCTGAGCGCCCGGTCGAGCGCCATGATCGCGGCGATCACCCCGTCGATCTTCTCCGCGCTCTTGCCCTTGTCGGCCTTGATGTTCCCCGCCGGGTCGGTCCGAAGGCGGACGTTGTCGATCATCCACCTCATCACCGGGTTACCGCCGTGGCGGTAGTGGCGGCTGCGGATCAGCCCCTCGAGCGCCTTCGTTGGCGCTGACATCGACGCGAACCCCTGCCCGATCGGGACGACGACCAGGCCGAGGTCGATCAGGTCCTGGCTCATCTGGGTCATTCCCCACCGGTCGTATCCGACCTCGGCGATGTCGAACCGGCGGGCGTCGACGTCGACGTCCTCGAGGATCGCCCGGTAGTCGATCACGTCCCCTTCGGTGAACCGCAGGAATGCTTCGCGGGCCCACACCGACGCCTGTCCGCCGGTGCGATCGTCGAGCTCGCCGCGTTTGGCCTCCGGCGCCCAGAACCGCCACACCGAATCGAACTCCCGCTCCCCTTGCTCGTCGGGTTCGGTGCCGACGGTCACGCACCACGCAGCGAGGTCGGTCGTGGACGCGAGGTCAAGACCGGCGTACGCGGGACGCCCAGCCATGTCACCGGGACGCACCAGCCCGGCGGTCGCGTCCCACGCCTGCAGGTCCATCCACCTGGTGACCGCCGACGTGCCCCACATGTTCAGGTGGTATTGCTTGAACGCCTTCAACGCGGCCGGGTTGTGCTTCGCCTTCTTCGCTTCGTCGCGCATCATCTGCGCCGACTTGAACTGCCCCAACGCCGGGTTCGCGAGCTTCCACGTCTTCGGGTCGAACGGGTCCGCATCCCGGGGGGTGTTGCGGATGTAGCCAAACCGCCGCCTGTCCAGATGCGGCTGGCGGACCACCCGCTCGGTGTAGTCATGCTCGGTCGCGCACAGGCCGACCGGATCATCGCCCGCGGTGGTCGCCGCCACCATCAGCGGCTGCTCACGAGTGCCCAGCGCAGTCGCGAACGCATCCCACAACTCCCGCGACGGCTGCGCCAAAACCTCGTCGAAGATCACGCCGTGAGGGTTCAGCCCGAGGTTGCCGGCAGCGTCAGCCGACACCACCTGGTAGAAGCTGCCGGTCCGCTCGTCCACCAGCCGTTTCGCTGCCCGATACACCTTCAACCGCTTGGACAGCACCGGCGACAGGTCGACCATCCGCTCCGCGACGTCGTAGACGACACGCGCCTGGTCGCGGTCGCGCGCGACGCCGTACACCTCCGACCCCTCCTCGTCATCGCCGCACAACAACACGATCGCAAACCCGGCCAGCAGTTCCGACTTGCCGTTCTTGCGGCCAAGCTCAATCCACCCGGTGCGGTACTGCCGCACCCACCGTCGCCACTCCGTCGAATACTCAACCGTCCCGAACAGCGGCACGACGATGTCGCGACGCTGCCACGACTCCAGCTTGAACGGAGAGCGCGCCCACCGACCCTTCGTGTGCACCAACAGCTCCTCGAAGATGCGCACAACCCGCTGCGCCCGCGGCTGACACACGTGGCGCCCGGTCTCGCGGCAGCGATCGCACCGCCGCGCGGCCATCTCACGCGCTCAGCAACTGCCTAGCGTCCGGCTCGTCGTCCGGCTTCCCCGGCGTCGCCAGGTGCGTCCTTGCGACGGGCGTCAAACCGAACGCGGAACCCAGCCGCATGATCTCGTTCAGGGCGTCGCGGCGTATCAGCCACCACGGGTTCCGACGCGGCGCCCCATCGCGATCCTCCAGGATCAGACCCTCGTCGGCCAGCTTGCGCTCCGCCTCACGGAACACCGCCACGCTCGAGCACAGCATCGCGAGCGGATCGCCGTCTGCCGCATACAGGATCCCCATCGCGTCGAGCTCGGCCGTTAGCCGGTCCCACACCGCCCGTGCTTCCAGGCCCAGCGTGTCGGTCGGCTCGGGTTTGCGTTCCGCCGGCTGCGGCTCTACACGGTGGCGGCGCTTGTTCGGCTCGCCGTGAAGCCGACGGACATTCTCGGGCATCGGTGGACGGCCGCGTGGCATCGCCCGCTAATTATGCGCTTCAAGCGATGCCCTGAATTCGGCAAACCAGCAGATGCGCA